CACTATTGTAGCGTCCAGCCATTCCGCATAAATTCGTTGAAATGAACTAATTTTCTTGGGTTTCCATCCGTATTAAACAGAGTATAATAATAACCAATAGGTTTGGCTAATCTTAATTTCTCTAAAAGCCTATGACGATAGAAGTTATAAAACGCCTCACCGTCAGAACATTTAAACAGAATAGAGCAGAACTTACTCCATATTCTATCATTTGTAGATAAAACATCTTCGGGAATGAAGTTTTCAGAAATACATAACTGTGACTTAGAACGTTCTAAATCTAGATATCTACCCTTGTCATCAAAATAATGACCGAGGAAAAACACTCTTTCACCTGCAGAGAAGACTTGAGACTTTTCAACAGATATCTCCATATTAAAATGACGATTTATTACCTCAGAAAGGAAAGATATCTCGATCTTCTTGTCAGAAACAAAAATAATGTCATCACCTAAAATAGAAATACTTTTTGGATCAGTAGATAATCTATAAACTCTATTAATATAAAGTATAATAAATAAATTAACCATAGAACCTAGAAGATTAGTCAAGGCAGATCCACTCATCAAACCTCTTCTTTTACGAAACATAAAAGTTAGGCCTCTAACACAACTTATAACTAAACATGAAGTATGATATGTTAAGATAGTTTTTAAGACTGCTTTTTCTTTTGCATTCAAAAATATTTTACTACTTAAAAAATTTAACATCATAACTATTAAATCATTAGGAATGGTTTGATCAAAGGCTTTAAAGTCTAACGAATAGATGTATTTGTAGTGTTGCCACTTAATATATCGATGCCTCAATTCAATATATCTGTTTGCGAAACAATAAGGTGTGTGCAGATTTCTTTCAAAATGTTGAAATATTCCTCCAAAAAGCATCTTTTCAAAACAAGCTATAACGACAGGAAAAGGATAAAATTGTCTAAACTTGAGTTTCCCAGAGCTGGAAAGTTGTGTACGCCAATTAACAGTGATTGGAAAATCCACTATTAAATGTGAGAGACCCAGATTTAAAAGATTATGTGATAATTGACAAACCTTGTCCTTGATTAAAGTTTTAGGCTTCTTAAAATCAGGAAAGCTACTACTTGTTGCACCAGGTAAGGTATCAAATGCTTCCCTCGGACCGCATGTTTTATACTTACAACCCGTCAATAGTAATAAGTCGGACATTTGCCCTTTTACTTTAGCCGCAAGAGTATCATCTATTTGGATACTTGATGATTTACTAAGCAAATTAATAGTTTCAGATCTATTTAATTCACAAGTTTTTTGGGTATCACCAGCTACGTTAATAAGTTCATCTACTTTGTTATGGTGCGAAAACAGTTCAACGAATATTGATTCAACATTATATGTTGCATTCTTTTTAGAATTCATCCAACTAACTTCAGCCGCCCTCTTAACATTAAATCTAGCGAAACTAGGTAATGAATAGTTCAGTTTGTTCATATGTTGAATAAAATCTTTAATATTTACGAAATACATGCTGCTTTTTATATAATTTAGATTGACAAAGCAAAATGGAAAAATCCCACTTCTTAAAAGTTTCAATAAAGATTCTCTTTAAAGAATT